GATCAAACCATTTACCACGCAAATCGAAATACTTAAGTGCAGCAACAAGTACCGACACAGGAAGTAAAGAAGCAATGGAAAAGCCAGCGTATCGCAATTCACGAACAAACCGGTGTGGTGTAAGAGCTCTTCCCGGTGTCGTACAAAAATTATAGATTGCCCGCTCAACCATGCTAACATGAGATGCGAATGATGCCAATGCTGGACAGTTATTTTGCCTAATGTGCCAAACCATCGGCTGGTGCTTCAAGACAAACTTATTACCGGCAACAGATTTAGCCGCAATCTGATCTATACCCAGATAATCAAAAGCACCATAAACAGCCTCCAAATCAGTATCGTAATCATATTTTGGTGGCTTCCACTTTGATCCAAGCACCTCTGAAGTAAATGCCTGGATAATATCGGCTGAATCCTTACGGGCTATAAGCTCGTCGGTACGGATATTAAATCGGAAATTACATATATTATTGAAAGCAAACGGCAATATCCCATTAAATTCGCGCTTACGATACAACTTTCGTTCTAAATAGATGGTAGCATCAGCATATAACCATTCTAATAACCCCTCTAATCTACGATTACCATTAAATGTCAGTACGTATACTGATTTTCGTTTCTTTGGCGATTTCTTTATACCAGCCGCCTCGGCCATCCACTGACTATATATTTCCAGTGGGGCCTCATATTTACAAACAATATTTAGATACCAATCCTTGTTACTACGTAGTAAGCCACACTTCTTCTTTCTTCGCCCATACGATATACACCCATCACCATCAAAATAACCCCTGATAAAATGGCGCCGCAACTCTTCTGGTATTATTTGTAAGATTCGTGCGTTTTGCCCAGTCTTATAATTCCACCACCCATGATCCATCAATGCTTTACATAATCGCACATCATTGAATACCATAAGTACTCTTGGATGGCCATCGCGAACATCGCAATGAAATTTACCCTTATATTTTAAGAATTTAGCGGCCTTTCGGACATGTCTCTCATCCTGCTTCTTTAATGATAAGCGAAAAGCTCTTCTAGTACCCGCCGACTTCGCAATGCATGCATCAGCCAAGAAAAAACCCAACCAATATGCCTTCTCTTCAGAATCTATAATGTCGAAAATATGATTATTGATCCGGTAACTACGAGATCCGTTAGATTTCCCTTTCAATCCTTGCTCCCTCATTCTCCTTCTGACTGTTGTCAATCCACAACCAAGCTCAGACGCCATTGACTTTTGTGTAAATCCGCGAGCATGCAACTGTCGGATCTCTTCTGCAAATCGCATCTTAATGCACCCTGTAGAAATGTCCCATAAAAGTGTTCCCTTCTACATACATTTGATCGTATATTAAGAGATTAATACCTTAACTGGACACTTTTACAGGAAATAGATATGTAAAGAAAAAGCCCGATCATTGCTGACCGGGCTTTTGAGTCCCGCTAGAACCGTACGTTACGGTTCTTAGAGGTTTGTCACGTTAATGGTGCCATAGTACAAGCCACCATCTTCTATGAGCTTTTTACCATACCTCGTCATGACACCCTTATTCGGCGTGAACGAATTCGGATCAAGCACAGTCGGAGTGCTGAGCAATGGTATATATGGTGCGTAGAAGTAGCCGGCATCGAGGACAGAGTTGCCTTTGAAGCCGAGGAGGATTTTGCAGTTGGGGAATAGCGGGTCTTTGTAGAGCCGCATTTTGCCTTGGATGGTTCCGGCGTTCATGATGCCGATGTCGAGTCCTTCTTGGACGAAGGCATCACTGGCGCGGAAGTCGTTGAGCTGCTCGAATTTGGAGCTGATGTCGGCGGAGGTTACCATCCAGTTTGCCGGGCCGCGGAGTGTGGTGCGGTGGATGATGTTGGCGACTTCGAGCGTTTTGTAGAGCAGCGCGATGTTGCGGTCCGTGAAGTTGACGGATGCTCCAGCGGCGGTCGCGAAGTTATGGCTTGCGCGGACGGCGGCTGCGATGATGAGGTCGTTGATGATCTCCCTGTCGATTTCGGCGACCATTTCATCGGCCATGAGGTCGGTGAGGGTTGATTCGGCGTCGATGTTGTGGACCGACTTGAGGTCTTGGGCGGCTTCGAGGCTCCAGGAGGTCTTGAGCTTTCTGGTGACGGCGCTGACGCTGTCGCTGTCGATGCTCAGGGTGACTTCTGGTTGGAATGGGTTGGCTTCGAGGTCGTACTCGTAGTTGACCCTGGCGACTGAGCCTGCTGGGAGTGTTCCGGCGCTCAGGGTGATTTGGACGGCTCCGGTTGAGTGGTCGAATGCTGTGGAGCCGGTTGTGGTTACGTCGACTTCGATTGTGTCGGTGAATGCGGTGCATTCGCCGATGACTACGACGTCTGGGTTGCCGTCTGCGTCGAATCCTACCCTGAGGCATGGGACGGGGTCGTCACATTGTGGGTCGGCCAGGACTGCGCTTTCGAATACTTCTACCACTACTGTTCCGGCGAGTACTGGGCGGTGGGAGAGGGTGTGGCTGACGATGGTGCCGGTGCCGTCTACGGTTGCGTCTTCGCCGTGGACTTCTTGTGAGCTGTAGTATGGGTCGAGTGCCCAGGCGTTCTGGCGGGCGAAGACTTGTGCTGTATTCTGACGCATGATCTGCGTGCCGGCGACTGTCTGGCCCTTAGACATGGCGTATCGGTACCTGATATAGAAGATCAGGCTGGCCGGTTGGCTCATCGGCTGGACACCAACGAGGTTGTCGGCGATGAGGCGTGGGAATGATTTACGCAGGAGTGGCAGTGCGAACCGGGTGAAGTCGGCGATGTTGGCGGTGGTGGTTTGGTCTTCGAAGATGACCGAGCGGCCTTCGGGGTTCCATGCTTTGTATTGGTTTTCGAACAGGGATGCCATGAGCCCGATTTTTCCGGCGGGGATTTCGCGGCATTTGTTGAGGACTGGCTGCCATTTCTTGACAGTCTGGTTTTTGCGACTTTCGTAGATGATCGCGGCTTTGTGGGGGTCGACGGCCTCGGTGAGTGTGCGATTTCTCGCTTCGGTGAGGTGCTTGCCCTTGGGCGCGCGATTTCTTCGGGTGGCTAACATTATATGGACTCCGAGGAAAGTTTTGTTTGTTTGAGGATTAGACCACTTCTTCCATGACGGCGGCGATTCCTTCGGGCGATTTGGGCGATTCCATCACGCCGACTTTGTCCGGACCAGCGGCTGCTGGTGCGGGTTCGCGGTCGATGTTTTCTTTGATGGTTGGGCGGGTCGTCCGAGCTTGGCCACCTTTGCGACCTTCGTCGATTTTGCCTGGTCGACTGCGGGTCGCATCGCTTCCTTGCGAGTGCTCTACTAGTGCCTTTTGCATGTCTCGGTTTCTGGCAACGAGCCTTTCCGAGATTGATACGAGATCCTTGGCTTTCTTGAGAGCGTGGTCCCGCTCCTCGATCAGACGTCCGGCAAGCTTTTTGAGCTTATTAGCTTCGGCTACGAGTTCACTGTTCGACTGGCCATCAAGCTGGATGCCTTCGACTACGGCGGCGACACGCTCCAACTTGGCTACAGCTTCAGTTTCTCGATTAGCCGCTTGCCGAGTGAGACTTTCCTCGATAGCAGGGCCTTTGGTTTCCAGGAAGACCTGGACGCGGCGAGACAGCTCAGCTTTATGAGCACTTGTCTCTTCTTCACATACTTGCTTAGCTTTTGCTAGGCGAGTTTTGAATTCTTCGTCGAGTTTCTGCTTGACTTGCGCAGTATAGTTGTCCAGAGACTCGCATATCTGACTCGCGGCCTCAGACGACAAACCACTTTTCTGCAACAACTGTCGGATCTTGTCCATCTTGAGAGCTCCTAGTTCGAAGCGGACCAACTCGTATAATTAGTTTTGACTAAGCCATTTATTTTTAACTGCTACACAATTACCCCAGACCAATCCAAATCGGGCAATAAACCACTACGACTATGCTTTCGGAAAAACCTGCACTGAGCAGCATTCAACCTCTTAGCAGCCTCAAAAATCTCAACATCGGGAGCACGCTTCTGACGAACCTCCCTAACCTCCGCCTTAGTAATCTCCATCGGAGGAGTACCATTAAACCTAGTATTATGCCACCGCATACCAGTACACATATACTTGAAGAATATCCCCATATCATCATCAAGATGCGGAGTAAGATATACAAAACTGATCTTAGACAAATTATTTATGGCATTCTCAACAGTACGTTTACGCTTAGTAGTCAAAAATGCCAAATAACTATCTCTTGAGAACTTAATATACTGGCCAAAAGTCATCTTAGAGACCACAGCAT